AAAGCTACCTACCTCATATCTCATTGTGTGATTAAATGCAAACACAAAATCTTCAGCAAAATCCGTCATAATAAATACTCCTATCCAAGATAAGAATATTTATTCTAACACCGGAATTTTTTGCCAAACAGGTCACCAACTAAAAATGTCGCCAATCACCTTATCAGCTAAGTATTTGTAAAGATCGTGTGGGCCGATCACCACGGCGAGCTGGATTGTTTTTGAATTACTTACTGGCGCAGGCCCAACAGGGTGAACAAGTGCATTGCCCTTACTAATCATAGGGTGGACAAGTGACATGTGTTCGGCATAATCAATAACCATAATATCTAATGTGCGTAGCTTCATTTCATCTGGAGAAAAACTAAATGCTAGATGCTTTGTTGATGCACAGGATTGAATACTAACAGTATCTATCTGATATGTTTCACGTTCTGTGACAAGAATATTCCATGTAGCTGGCACCCAAAATTCCGCATTGTTAATACGAACTTTGATTACTGCTCCTGTAGTTTCTTCTAGGTATGTAATAGGAGATAACATGAAGTCCGTGATCGGCGCATTAAAAATCCAATGATGCTTGACAACAACTGGAGCCGTCAAAGAATCGATCAGATACGGTTTGTTATAGTCGGGTAATATTTGCATTTTATTTTTCCTTTACAAGTAATGTTTGTTTCTTTAATACTGGATAGTTGGCTTCAGCATACCATTTGAGTCGTTCTTTGTGATGCTTCTTTGCCCACTTCTGTTTTGAATGAACATCGACTACATGGACAGAATCTTTATCTCTGCCTTTACGCAATCCACGACCAACAGATTGAATAGCTCTAATGAAACTTTTGCCGGCATCTACGAACATCAAGCAGAATATTCTATCAATAGAAAGTCCGGTTGAAGCTATACCTACTGAGGCTATGACTATTATATCATCTTTCTCTTCAAACATATCATAATGTTCTCTGCGAATATCTTTAGATGATTCGCCATATAAAAATACTGCACCTTTGATAAGCTTAGCAAGTTTCTCTCCGAAGGGAATAGAGTTTACCAGCACAAGAGTATTACCCTGAATGGCGCATTGCGAGATAATCAAATCAGCAATCAGTTCCATTCTTGCTGGGGATTTTGCGAGGAATGATTTTTCAGCAGCATAGTCTGGAAAATCTTCGTCGATATAAACTTCATTCAACTCGATCGGCTGGATTTCTACTTTAGATAGATACCCATGTTCAATGAGCCATGATGCAGGGATTTCTTTTAAGATGGGGCCGATTGAACCGTGAAGAGACATTTTATCTACTTCAGGTTTTGGGAAAGTGCCGGTGACCCCGAACTTGAAAGGGATATGTTTGCCATCGGTATTCAGTAGCTTCGACGCTACATCAGATTTACACCCGTGACATTCATCCCAAATGAGGCATTGAAAATCCAATAAGATACTAGAATTATATTGGATAGATTGCCATGTAGCAACAATGTTTGGGTGATCAAGATCTTTTTCAGAGCCAGAATATATCCCAGTATCCATACCCATCAAAATATACCACTCTGCAGTTTGAGTAACTAAGTCTGCTGATGGGACAATAGTAATTGTTCTATACCCTGAAGAAGAGTAGATATGGGAAAGTGCTGCCGTCATTAGGGATTTACCAGCACCAGTAGCGGCAAGAATAAATCCACCTGCTCCTTCAATACACATGTTAACGCATTCAACTTGATATGGGCGCATGAACACAGGTTTGTCTTTTAGGATAACATCCCCAAACATATCCTCTGATGCTCTAATTGTTGGATGCGCTACTTGAATTCGATTGTCAACCAATTCGATTTCATATCCCCACTTCTCAATGAATGGGAGAATTCTATCTAACAAACGCATGTATGTTTTGCCAGTCTTTTCAAAGAAGCGGATTTTACCATCCCATCTGCCCATTTTATAAGTGGGAGCAAAGAAGTAGCCGTCCTTAAAGATGCCAAATTCTTTCCAGAGATATTCAGTATGATTAGGTTGAAGTCCAGTGATAAAACACCACACTTCATCCTTTACATTGATGTAAGCCTTCATTGTGGAGTGCAGAGGAAATGTCTGTTCAGATTTTGTTCATCGATATATTTGCTTACTGCTATATTATAACCGCTCCCCGCAGAAAGACACACAAAAAGCTGCATTAAATATGCTAGTTCTAGTGTGGTTATATCCTCAGAAGGCTTAAAATCATACTTAAACCGTGATTCCTGATCATATATGGAAATGTTTGGGGAGACGAATGCCCGAGTAATAGTGTAATATGATTCTGATGGAATAGTAACTGTGTCATTCATAGTATTACGTCCTGCATTTCTGCAGATCTCAAATTTGTTATTAGATTTAAAATTATTTATAAATAACTTTAGTTGGATGATAGCAGGAAGGATATACATGAATAAGTATTTTACATATTGTCTTGGTGACCCAAGAAAACCGAATAATAAATATCCAGGCGGATATGAGCCCTTTTATATTGGTAAGGGTGCTGGGCGAAGAATAGATGACCATATTAGAGATGCTAAAAGTACTTCGAAAAATACACCAAAGTTAAACAAGATAAGAAAAATTTTTAGTGTGGGCTTAATTCCAGTGATTACAATACTTAAAGATAATTTATCAAACATTGATGCTGAAAATTTAGAAATTTATTATATCAAATTATTTGGCAGATTAGATTTAGGAACAGGAATTTTAACCAATCTTACCGATGGGGGTGATGGGACAATAGGATATAAAATTACTAATGAAACTAGAGCTAAGCTTTCAAAAATTACAAAACAGGCCCACATAGATGGTAAATTTGAAAATGCAAAAGATAAAATATCCGGCATACCCCGAGATAAAGTAACTAGAGCCAAAATAAAAAATACATTAACCGGAGTTAAACACACTCCTGAGCGGCGAAAAAATATAAGTGAAGCACGAAAAAAGTATTGCACTGAAATTTCCAATTTAACAAAATACAAAATTATTAATCCTGAAGGAAATGAATTTTTGATTATCTTTGGTAGATCAAATATTGAAATTTTAGGGTATGAAAAACTTTATCCTTCAATATTAAAAAATAGACCTCTACTTCACGGAAGATTTAAAGGATGGCAAATGCTAAAGTATTGAATCTTGAAGCTCAGCAACCCGTAATTTAGTTATATTACTGATCATCCAGTTCATAGTTTTAAGTCCTTCAACAATTGAACTAACATTACTTTTTAGTAAGGTCACTTCAATAATGATTTGATTCATCTCGACTATTTCTTTTTCGCTGGCGATGTATGCCTGAATATCTCTAGTCGAAAGCGAGCGCTGGTAACCTTCTAGATATTTCTTCCAGAACTTACCAATCTTTTTCTCTTTGATGTTGTTCAACCATTCTTCAAGAGCTTTCAGCTCTTGATATGATTGGTCGTATGATGCTTGATTCTGTGGGAGTGTGCGGGCGATTTCTTCTAGCCTTCGACCTTCAAGTTTGAAGATTGGCTCAGCAGCTTTAATCTTGTCTTCATACTTGGGAAGTATATTCAATACCTCATCAAGCTTTTCTTCTTCTAGCAATAATAGGAAACTCATTCTGACCCTTTTGTTATTATAAAATCACCACTAGCATAATCAAAGTCAATAGATGCCTTCTTCAATTGCTGAAGAGTTGGGACATCAGTGAATACTTTTGGTGAATTAGAGATCATTATATCACTAATAGACAGAGAAGAAAACAGAAAGTCGATGTTAAAACCCCCAGACCTGCCTGCTGTTAAACTAACGGCTACACAATCTGGGGTTTTTTCTATTAAGCTATTGATTTTGGCCCGTGCACAATATGTTATATAGCTATTCACGGCAGGTTAATCTTCAGCGACTGTGCCCATTTGAGCAATGACGTCCTTGATTTTCTGTTGGAGCTTGCGAGGAGAAGAAAAAACTTCTCGTGATATTTCAGTAGTTTCATTACCTTCAACAATGATTACTACTGGATAGGTTAGAATAAATCCGCCTGTAACGATTTCAATCGTCAATTGTTCACCATAAGTGCTTTTCATTTTGATTCCTTTATTCTTCGTCAGGAGCAATATCTTCTGTTACTACTTCATCTGACATTTCAACTGGGGTGCAAAGAGGATGCTCAAACAACCTTTCGGCAATTTCAGCGGTTATTTCCTTAGGCTTAAACTTAATGCTCTTACCATCAGGAAAATCGGCCCGAACAGAATGTCCATCTTTTACAAGTACACCCATGTCGGTTAACATCTGAACAAGACCACTAAATGGACTCATCCCTGAACTATATGGAACTTCCAATTCAATCTTGGTTCCTAGTTTTGCGAAACGAGATTTGTAAGTCTCAAATCGCATTCTAACCCCAACAACTTCCGTTTCGTCTTTCAACTTCAACTTTGTGATGAGGCCGATAATCGAGCTGCTGAACTTAGTGCTGTTTGTAATAGCCCAAGCTCCATCACCCAACATAACGTCTTGTGGATATACGTGGTCAGTACAGATAACTGCGGCGGGTAACCGTGCAATTGATCCGACTAGCATACGCAACATACTCTTGTTACGCTTGGCACGAATACCTTGATCTGATTTGATAGTCCCGTCTTTTCCATAGTTCTCAAATTCAGTAGTGGTGCTAAGCATCGCCAATGAATCGATAACCACTAGAACTTTAGGGGTTTCTTTGCTATCTTTACCGTATGTTTTGATATAGCTACCAAAGAAATCAGAACAGATTCTGTTGACGTCTTCAATAGTTGTGACTTGGAAGTAAGTGAGCTTGTCTTCACCAACATCAATACCAATCTTTGATAGATATTCAGTATCAATAGCGTTTTCAGAGTCCAAAATCAACAGGTGGAACCCGTCATCTTGAGCGCTCTTCATACAGTTAGAAGAAATAAAACTCTTACCACTACCGCTTGGGCCAGCAAACAATGTAATGCGACCAAGAGGGATACCCTTGTTAAAGCTTCCGCTTAGTGCACGATTGAGAGCATAGTTGCCAGTAGAAATCCAAGCTTGAGGTCCGCCCAATCCACTATTAATGGTATCGACCTTCGCCAAACTTTTCTTAAATGCATCTAGAAATGCTAATGCCATAAAATTCCCCTTAAAAGGGGAATGACAGAGGGTAGTTATCCCTCAATCATTCCTAAATTGATTTACTCAGCGGCTGCTTTAGCTTTGGCGCGAGCACGTAGTTGTTCAAGAACTGAACCAGCTTTTGGAACTGCGGCTTCTTCCTTAGGAGCTTCTGGAGCTGCTGGAGCTGCTTCAGCTTTTGGAGTTTCTGCAGCCTTAGTAGGTGCTTTCCAACCAGTAGTCTTAGGAGCTTCTTCTTCATGATGATCACCACCGAAAGCTTGTCCAGTTTGATCAGCCATCAGCATAGCTTCGACTGTTGCACGATCGAGCTTTTCACCGCGATAGTCAGAGAGATTGAAGAGCTCAAGTTGCTCAATGATTTCATCTTCCAAATCAGATTGCTTAGGAGCAAAGCTGGATGTGGTATAAGATGCATACTGACCGTTCTTAGTCTTCTTAATGCGGAAGTTGTAGCCACCCTTAAGTTCGTATGGAGGATTTTCCAAATCACCAGATTGGAATGCAGCTTGAATCTGCTTGAACACCGCTGGTCCGAAATCAATCAACTTAACCAACTGTGATTGGTCATGCTCGATTGGGGATTCGACAACGATAACTTGTCCAATGTAAGATTTCTTGCGGTAGTACTTCTTACCCATTTCGTCGTTCTTCTCATCGTAGTACTTACGAGAGAGTTGGCAGATTGGGCAGTCTTCGCCATGCATAGAGAGACATGGGACGGTTTTCTTTT